CAGTACTGGAATTAGACATAGCTGTGCTAGCATTATCCGCTGCTGCATTAGCTGTATCAATGCCGGTTTGAGCTTTAGTTAATGCTTGGTTTCCAGTTTCAACCGCAGTGTTGGCATTCTGTTTAGCTGTATCTGCTTCGGCCATAGCCTTATCAACAGCTTCACTAATGTTTTGGCCAGTTTTATTCGAAAATTGAAACGCCCACTCTGAGCCATCCCAAATATATACCTCAGTAGTATCGCCATTTTCTCGCCAATATAAATCTCCAATATGCTGTGCAGTTGGGAAGGCCTGAGAGCTGCTCCCTTTAAAAGTAGTAGTCTTTCCATCAGCCGACTGCCATGCAATTGTGGCATTATTTTGCGCATCTTGTGCTACCTGCTTGGCTGCTTGAGCAACTGTTGTTAGCGTATTTAGCGTCTGACCTAATGTTGGTGTAATACTACCTAATTCAATTTTGTCATATGAATCCGTCAATACATTCCATTCAGCATGAGTCACTTTAGCAGTCGTATCAATGCCTAATTTAGTAAATCTAACGGGCACAATATCACACAAATCTAATTGCTCAAGTGGTGCTACATCAGCATAGTTACTCGTCTTAGATAAATCCTCGAATGAAACGCTAATTGAAACAGTGGGAATGCCAACATCATTATTAGTAATATATTGCTGAGCTAAGGCTTTCAATTGTGATTGCACTTCAGCTACTGTCATATAAACAGTAGTATCACTATCACTCGCATCACTTGCCTTAGTCCCAACTTTGACATTTTCAAAGTTGCTGCTGAAATCAACTGGCAAAATTTTTCTGTTGGGATAATTGCCAACATACTGACTGTCAACTACATAATTATCAATTGTATAGAGAGATGAAGTATCTCCACTTGACGAATTTAAAGTTGCATAAGGATAAATTGATGTGTAAGTATTCTCAATATTTTCTTCTTGTTGAAAACTTGTGATATTGCGACCATACGCTAGCAAAGCGTTGGCCGAGCTTCCTCGTTGCTTTTTTAAACTAATATGGAGATTGTCAAAAAGATATTCACCGCCCCACACATCTAGAATCGAACCATCAACACCACCTAGAGCCTGGCGAGCAGTCTGAACCTTATCAATTGTCCAAGCTGTCGAATTGCTAGTTGTGATATCAGAATCAGCAGTTATTTCATTGCTATCGATAATAGCTTTTTGCCATTGCTGCATTGCATCATTAGCTGATCCGCTAACAGTCACGCTTGGTTTTAATGCTAAATCATTAGTGATATAGGAGATATGTTCCGCATATACATCAATGTAAATTTTGCCATCTTCACTCATTTGCGGAGTAGTTTTTTTGATAACAAAACGCTGATCTATTAAAACATGACCAGCGTCTACTTTAATTATTCGATTATTTTCAAGTAAATCTGCTCTAGCCCCGTCAGCAGGATAGGTCATCTCGAAAATAAATTCTCCATTTCGCTCCTCCGTCACCACAGCTGTTAGTGCATCTGGCAATGTTCCCAAGCCCTTATTAAAGAAATTGGTAGTATTGGCTTCATATAAAACCGGTAAGCTCACGTTCTCACCTTCCATCTCGGAGTTATTTCAAAATCACTAACTGTCCCCGACCAGCTAATCTTAGTATTTCCGACAGGCAATCTTGGAAAATCACTGTACAACTTATCAAATTGGGTTCTCGTTCCATCTAAGCTAGTACACAATTGTGATTCACAATCTAAAATGATCCCCGTATCAATGCCTTTTAAAGAGACAGTTTGGTTGCCTAAGGTAACTTTTATATCTCCGCTACCAGTAATTTTTAGCAATGGTAATGCGGGAATATTTCCTGAGTTAGTTAAAGTAGTTCCGCTTGAAATAGTTTGACTGTCCAATCCAAGATATTTGTAAGGCATCATTTCAAAATTTAAATCGGCGCTTAATCCATCTGCTGTTTTTTTTACTTCAAAATTGTCAAGATATGCTGCTCGATACGTATATCCTGAATCGCTTGACAACTTAAAATCATGAAATTCTGTGTCACTTAGCAGCCATCTACGAACTTGTTCTATTTTCGACATTGTATCTTTATATCCGCCTAAAAAAATAACAGGTACAGTCTGGCTAAAAGACTTATATCTGTTGTTAGGCAAAATTAGATCACCATCGCGTCCTGGAACTTCGATTGTTGAATAATCAGGCTGTGAACTTGAGATGTTTATTTCAGCATTGATATACATATTAAATTCTTTTGAGTTATGACCGTTAAAATCGAATGTGCTTATCACGCTAAACTACCTCTTTTCTGATCAACATTGAGCGAATTTATTTGCTGAGATATTGATCGTATCAAACTCCGATTATTTTGAGTTGAACTAGGACTAGTAGCTGCATTCAGTAAACGACTAAGCAAAGCTATTTGCGATTTTTGCAATGTCATTTGTTGTTGGAGAACTGCAACTACATCAGCATTATTACTATTAAAAGTAACATTTGTGTCAGCCATTTTGCTAATAGTCGGCCGTGCTTCAAGCAAAGTGTTAACAGCTCCGTTATGTCCCAATGTTCCATTAGCATAATGTGGAATGTCTTGTTTGAAAGCTTGAATTGATGGCCATACTCTCGTACCTCTTTCCAAATAATATGGAGTAGGCACATTTGGAGAAATTCCAAGGCTTCCGCTTGGAGTTAAATATGGCTCATTTCTGCCGCCATCGCCCAAAACAGCCATTCCTTCAGGGGCATCTTCAGTACCAGTTGCGAATAAGTTTCCAAAAAATGAACTAACTTTATTAACAACCTCATGTACCGTTCTTTTAACTGTCGTCAGAGTAACTGTATGATCCCCTAGCCAGCTGAATTGCAAAACAGCACTCCTAGCAGACGAAGCAGGCCCTGAAGCATTATCTCTAGCTCGTAAGCTTTTTGATCCTCCAGGTGAAGTATCTCTAAACCTTGTGACCGAGCTACGGCCACTTGATGATGCACTATCCACGCTTGATGAATTACCTTGAAATCTTTTGCCTAACGGAGCAGTGCTGTTAAACGAGTTAATTGAGTTTTTACCTTTGCTTGACGCATTATCAACATTAGACGAGTCACCGGTTAGTACTTTATGCTTTGGGTTCTTACTATTATATGAGTCAACATTAATCCCAGCATTTTTCAATGTAGCTGAAGCTGTCTTATCAGTAGCTAAAAGCTCTTTGACTTTAGTTGGCAAATCATTCCAAAGATTGTATTTCACAATCGCATTTGCCAATTGTGGTAAACCTTTAGCATTAATCACGGCTTCTTTTGCTGCGAAGCTCATAGTATTCCACTTTCCATTCGCAGACAACGCCTTGTAAATTTCTGTCCCAGCGTTCGTTTGAATCCAGGCTTTTTGTTGTTTAAAACTGAGTGAGTCCCATTTACCAGTTTGAAGCAATGCATCCGCAACCATAGCTTTCGCATTACTGCTCATTTTGCCTTTTCTTTCAAGTAGTTGAATCTGATTCCATTGATTTTTGCTTTGAACAGCTTTATTAACTTCGTCTTGAGCGTTAGTTTTAACTTTGCCTGTTTTAGGATCAAATACTAAGCTATTCCATGCCTGTGCAGCAGTTTTCACTTTGCCGTTCATATTAGAAACACCAGCTACTACTAGCGAAGTACTATTAGCCATATTGGCATTTTGCTGTTTAACAATAGCAGCAGCCTGCTTATATGTGTATCCCACATTTAATAGATCTTGCTCAATTTGTGACTTAGATGCTCCATTCGCCTTGTCAAGTTTCAAAATTGCGGCAGCCATTCCGTCTGTAGTAGATTTATGAACTGTTTGCAAGTCTTTTAAAGCTTGAGCATATTGTTTAGAAGAAATTTCTCCCTTGCTATACATTGAATCAATTTTAGACTTCTGATCGTTGTATAATTTATTTTCTTTTTGCATCGAAGAAGTTAGCTCATTAATAGTAGTATTTCGCTGATTGCGCGTCATATTACTGATATCACCATTCAAGGCAGCTAAAATGTTCTTCTTTTTACTTCCATTAAGTTTTAATAACTTAATTTCATCTTCATTCATCTGTTGCTGATCATTCAAGAGCGCAGCTCTTTCTGTATCCGATAGATCAGACATTTTGCCATTATGAGCTTTTAAAATTGTTTCAGCGTTTGTATAGCTTTCTTTTGCATCCGACAAAACCTCTGCATTATATTTTTGTCGCTGTTTTACATCTTTTTTTAAGTCCGTCTGTACTGAGCTTGGCAATCCCTGCATATCTTTCTTCATCTGAGAGATAGTGTTCTGAGAATCCTTTTGCATATCTGAATACATATCGCCAAAATCTTTAGAAACACTCTTGGTACTAGTGTGGCTAGCTTTTTCAAAATCAGTTAATGAACTTCCAGCTTTACTACTAAAACCTTGAAATTTAGTTAATGCAGAATCGGCCTGTTGCCCAACATCTGAACCCCATTTGTTAGTTCTTTGCTGGGATTCATAGGCCTTCTTACCCCAAATTTCCCATACTGCTGCTCCAGCCACAACTGTTGCTGTGACACCTAAAACAACGGGATTTAACAGGCTGATTCCAGCCGCAGCTTCTCCTCCAGCAGCACCAAGCTCTGTTGCTGCCCCACCAGCAGTTCCAGCGGCACCTGCAAAGCCTGCTGCTGAATAGGCTGATGAAGAAAAAGCAGATTTAAGAACTTGCATACCAGTCCCACCAAGCTTAGCAGCAGATACCATTCTATTAATTCCGCCAATTGTTCCAAAAAGAACACTAGCCAAGCCCTTTGCAGCTCCAGAAATTCTTCCTACTATTCCAATTACTGGACCTGCAGCTGCTGCAAATGCAACCCACTTAACTATATTTTCTTGAGTTCCCTTGCTTAAGTGACTAAATTTTACTACTAAATTATCAACATCTTTTACTAACGGCATTATTGCTGGAATAACATCATTAGCCATTGTCATTCCTAAATTAGTTAGTGATTCCTTCAAGACGGCAAGCTGATTTTTAGCCGATTGCATATTCTTTTTAGAAAGTTTTGCTACATATCCTTGCCCATCAGCTGCTTCTTTAACTTTTTGTGTCAATTTGCCTAATTGGTCTGTATTTTTAGATAAAATAATACCAGCTGTTTGACCAGTGGTCCCAAACAGTGCGTGAAAAACATCTTGACGTTGTGTAGAAGTCAAATCTTTCATATGACTATTCAACAACTGAAAAATGTCAGTCATTGACTTCATTTTCCCAGATTTGTCAACGAAATCAGATGTTTTAAGTCCCAATTCTTTTAATGCAGCAGTTCCGTTTTTAGTTGGTGAAACAAGGCTATTGATTACCTTTCGTAAACCAGTACCTGCTTTGTCAGCTTCTAAGCCATTATTGCTTAATACACCCATTGCGGCACTTGTTTCAGCTAAACTAAACCCTGCTTGATGCGCGGTTGAGCCAACATACGACATGCCGACACCTAAACTTTGAAAATCAGTTGATGTCGCATCAGCAGCATAAGCAAGTTCATTAACAGCAGTTTTGGTATTTCTAGTCATCCCAGCTGTAGTATTAGCTTTCATGCCAAATGATTCAAGCGTTGACGATGTAACACCAACAACATCATTAAAGTCATCACCTGACGCTTTAGCAGCTTGAAGTTCTGATTTCATAGCACCAAGTGCTTGTTTTGAAGTATAACCTCGTTTTACTAATTCTTCATATCCTTCAGCAATTTTTTGCTGTGAAACACCATACTTGTTAGAGTATGTTAAAGCATCGCTTTCCATATTTTTTACTCCAGCAATAGCCTGCTTGGTTGATTCGCCTGAGGTTACGAGTAAGTTTTTAACTTCATTCATGGTATTTTTAAAATTAATGCTTTTACTTGCTGCATAAGCAAAGCCTGCTACAATTGGTGCCGTAACATGAGTAGTCATTGTATCACCGATTGGAGTTAATGTACTGCTAACCTTGCCAGTTGCATCTCTAAATGCTCCAACTTTTTGTTGAGCTGTGTACCACCCTGAGCTTTGTAAAGTTATTGATTTATTCAAAGTT